AGACGGGGGGCATCATCTTCACGTTCGGCTACAACTACGACGTGACTTCGGCCAGCGTCACCCCCCTCGAAGAAACCACCTCCAATGTCTTGGCAGGGTGTCTCCTCGACATCGCCATCGCGGTGCCCTACACCTACGACTCCTGCAACACACCACTCTCATGAACAACTGGAAACTCCGACATAGCTTCACGGGCAACGCCACGTCCGACGTACAGACGGTCAACGGATACCTCGCCTCGGGTGAGGACAACGACTTTGCGGTTACGGTCGTCCCCGACGGGAAGGAATACGCCGCCCCTCTCTTCATCCCACGGACGAACCTCCTACTTCAATCGAATCAGTTCGACACGACGTGGACTGACCCCAACGCTGATGTCACAGGCGGGCAGGCAGGGCGTGATGGTAGCAACGATGCGTGGGAACTCTCTTTGACTGGGACGTTTGGACAAACCAATCAAGCCGTGTCAGCGAGTGGTATTAATACATTCACCTTTTACGCTAAATCGGGGACATCGGACTACACGCGACCCTATATCGCAGGACCGAACAAGTACGCGTACTTTGACCTTTTGAATGGCGCTACTGGAGTTCAAACAGGCGTGGCAAGCTCCATCGAAGATGCAGGCGATGGGTGGTGGAGATGCAGCTTCACCGTCGAGGGAACTATCACCGAGGTACGCATTCACGTCGCTGATAGCATCAACACCATCGGAACTACAACGAGCGGTACCATCTACATCCAAGACGCTCAACTCGAAGCGGGAAGCGTAGCGACCGAATACATTCCGACCACCACTTCCGCTGTGACGCGCGACTGGAGTGCCTTCGGACGAGTTCAAAACCAACTGCCCGGCATCTGCAACGGAACCCACACCCATACGGGCGCGGCATCGGGGTCGGGCATCGCCGCCACCACCATCACGGGAAGCGGCTCGGGTGCCACCTTCGCCTACGACTTCGACACGCTCGGAGTCCTCACGACCCTCACCGCCGACGGCGCAGGGTCAGGCTACAAGGTCGGAGACAAGCTGTCCATCGACACGACGGAAGGCCATACCATCGAGTTCCGCCTCGTAGAGGGAAGCAATGCCGCCACGGTGTCGGTCAGCATGGGAGCGGCCAAGCCCAACAAGCCCATCCCGTTCCCTGTCTCCAAGATGCGCGTCGAGGGTCTCACCGATAGGCAGGTGCTTATCATGGACCAGCGGAGCAGGTACGTCTTCCCCAAGCCTACGCCATACCTCCTCGACACCTACGAGGGTGCTGCTGCGGCTTATTCCTTGCGTCGCCTGCGGTCGTCGTATACGGGGCCAGCGGTGCGTGTGCGGAGGGCTTCGAACAACGACGAGCTAGACATCTACTTCAACCGCGACGGGTCGTTGGATACGGCCACGCTGGAGACGTTCTGCGCAGGTACCGACGGCTTCGTGAAGGTATGGTACGACCAAGGGCAGGGGGGCAATGACGCGACGCAGGCGACGACGGCGAGCCAACCGCAGATTGTGTCAAGCGGGTCGGTGACGACGGAGAACGGTGAGCCCACTTTGGTGTTTGAGGGAGTCGATGACTTCATGAAAACAAGAGATTATATTGTCGAGCTTTCCCAAAACCCCGTCTCCCTGTTTTGTGTCTGCAATCAAACACCCCCCGCTATTGCTCAGTATATTTTGTCGGAAGGTGATGCCGTCAGCCCGTATAGCAGCAACTTCATTTTAGGCTCTGCTACTGTGGGTGAGATTTTATGGGTGAATGGCACTACGTTGGGAACAATGCAAGCGGGCCAAGTCCTCATCGGATTTGACTGGGACGAAACAAACGCGACCGCATTCATAGACGGAAGCCAAAGCGGTGACTCTAAAGTTGTGACCGTAAACACGGAAACAAGCCTCTATAGCTACATCGGCAGAAATGCGACCACCGGTGCGGGTACGTTTTTTACGGGGAAAATACAGGAGCTTATTACCTACAAGAGCGACCAGTCAGCCAACCGCCAAGGCATCGAGGACAACATCAACGAGCACTACGGCATCTACGAGTTCAGCGGCCTCCTCGACGACTATTCCGGAGCCGCCGCCGCCTACTCCCTGCGTCGTCTCTCTTCGACTTATACAGGCCCGGCCATTCGCGTGGTGAAGCACGACGTAGGATACCCCGAGATGGACATCCCCTTCGAGGACGATGGCACGCTCTCGGTGGTTTTGTTGGAGGCTTTTGCCGACGGCTACGATGCGACGGTGAAGGTCTGGTACGATCAGAGTGGCGGGTCAAACGATGCGGAGCAAAGCACGCTCGCAAGCCAACCCAAGATTGTGGACGCGGGCACGGTCATCTACGAGAACGGGTTGCCTGCTGTGGAGTTTGATGGCACTGATGATTTGTTGGACCTAACAGGCTTCACTAACTCCGCAAGCGATTATACGATGCACGCTGTTACAAAATATTCATCAACTGATAGTTATTTGTTTGACTCACTATCAGGCCGTTTTATTCTCGATGGACGCGGCACAAGCAGAGGCGTGTACTTTGACGGGTCTTGGCGTGGAAGTTCGCACACTGGCACGACTCAACAGTTGCAAAGCATCTATGCCGTTGCACCAAGTAGTGGTCAATCATATGTGAACGGCACGCAAATCAACACGGGCCTGGTATATGTACAAACAGCAATCAGCGGAACAACAAGTTTGGGCGCGGCATATACTGGCACGCCACGAATTGCAGGTACGATACAAGAGTTCATTCTATATGCTTCCGACCAGTCAGCCAACCGAACGGGCATCGAATCGAACATGAACGACTTCTACAGCATCTACCCATGAGCTATATCATAACCCTCCCCAACGACGAACTCACGTCGCAAGAGCGCGCCCAACTCATCACGCGCGAACTCTACAACATCACCGCACCCGAAGCGAAGCAACACGACTACCAAGCCGACGGGACTGTCTTCGGTGTCATCGCACACCCTGACAACCCCGAGCCGATTGTCACCCTCGACCCTGACACGGGTGAAGTCCTCGACACCACGACACCCGAAGGTGGTCAGTACGCCCTACAGGTAGACCTCGACTTCGTCATCTACTGCTCGCCCGACGTGGACCTCACGCGCCTCGTAAGTGCGTTCCCCGAGGTGCCCGCCGAAGAGAAGGCAGGACTCGAAGCACTCATCGAGAACAACACGAGCATCACCTTCGGACAAATCATTCCGAGCACGGCCACCGTACGCGACTACCAATACATGGTCGACCACGGCTGGTTCCCTGAACCCGAAACCCTCTAAACTCCACACATGGAATTCTTCATCGAACACTGGGCCGAAATCGCCCTCGCCGTTATTACCGCCGCAGGTACCATCACGGCCATCACCGAAACGGAAGCTGACGACCGTATCGTCGACCTCCTCAAGCGCATCCTCAACGCCGTCATCCTCGGCAAATCAACCAAAAAATGAATTACTACCTCAACGGCTCCCTGACCGTTCAAGCGACCGACGACTTCCAAGTGTTGCCCGTCGGGTCGTCCTATATCGCCTCCGCCGCTGATGTCGACGTAGAGGTCACCGTCGTACCTCCCGGCACCGAATACGCCGCGCCTTTGGTTACGCTCTCCCCTCCCTCGCAAATCCCCGGCATCTCCAACGGCCTCCCCACGCACACCGGAGCGGCTACGGGTAGCTCTATTGCGGCCACCAACATCGACAGCGATGGAAGCGGAGCCACCTTTGCCTATGGTTTTGACGCGGGTGGGGTGCTCATCGCTTTGGTGTGTGACGGTGCTGGTACGGGCTACAAGGTGGGCGACCATTTGAGCATCACCACGAACGAAGCCCACGTCATCAACTTCCGACTGGTGGAAGGTTCAAACCGTGCCGAGGTCGTCGTCAACTTCGACGCGACACAGCCTTGCCAGTTCCTCCCCTTCCCTGTAAAGGAGGTGAAGGTATCGGGCGGGACTGACCGCACTATCCTCTACGGCCGCGAGCACTCGTGAACCTCTTCGAGCAGATACTGAAGGACTTTGCGGAGGATGTCAACAACGCCGCGAAACGTACCCTCGGCTCCCGTAGAATCGGGAAAAACCGAGGCTACGGCGTAGCCTCGCGCTCTCTTCAGAAATCGCTCGAGTACAAAATCAGCGGCGGCAAGGTCTCCTTCGGGAGTCCTCTGCCGTACGCGGCCTTCATCCATTGGGGAGTCAACGGCACCCGTAGAAATCGCAACGCGCCCTTCTCGTATCGTCAGAAGCAGCCACCATCCGACGCCATTCGCGAATGGATGCGGGCAAAGAACATCCGACCACGCGGAAAGAACGGGCAGTTCATAGCATCGAAAGGACCCAAAG